TGTTGCTAACTCGTCATGTACTTTAGCACCACTGTAAACGTTACACTCAAAGACCCGATAGAAAGGGGACTGAAAGCGCAATACGGCAAGCTGTCAACCTGTGCAATTACACCAGTTACACTCAAAGACCCGATAGAAAGGGGACTGAAAGAATATGACGGCATGGCCCGGGGGAACCGGCCGGCCATGGTGTTTTTCCCATATAAAACGATGTTTATATGCCCATTTGTTCGGGTCAGCTATCTTTACTTTTAAGTAACCATCACGGTCCACAGTTTCGCTGCCAACCGGCACCCAGTTTTTGGGTAGGTTGCCTTTTTTAAATTGTGTCTGCTCGGATCCAGGCGCTTGCCAACCCTTCAGGCCCTTATTCCAAGGAATGTTATCCTTGGGAAAACATCCTGTCCTGCCGCTTTTGATTTTGTATCTTTTGCCTGTTGCTGCTAAAGCTTTTACGCTCAAATTAGTGCCAAAAGTTTTATTGAAAAGCTTTGTCAACTCTTTCCATGTCATTATTTTGATGTTTTTGCGGATGAAATCGAGTTGCTCGGGTGTGTATTTGTGAATTTTCCTGGCCATCGATTACTCTCCTAGCAGCTCAGCCCGGAGCATAGGAGGAATTTGTTTCTTGTCTTTCTTGCCTTCTAAACCGTATTCATGCATAAATGTTTTGGCCCGTAAAACCAATGAACCGTTTGCAATGATCTGGCTTGCAATGTCAGATATAGCTTTTGCTCTGTTTATTTCCTCCTGAAGAGCTTCTCCCTTAATTTCTTCATCACCTAATCGCTCTAACTGGGCAAATAAGTGATTATTTAAATCGGTAAGCGTGTTTCTCACACCCATTTATCAAGTCTCCTTTCTTTTTCCTCACCCACTTTTTTGCGTCCATGTTCTTTGGTAGTCTAGATTTTTCCATGTCAGATTGTTGTGCTACTGACATAATCCCACCCCATTTCGAATTACAGCCTTCCCAGCGGCCCCGGCTGGCACAAGCCGCTGGGCCTGGCTGTTTGTCATTATTCATCATCAGAAAAGGAGCAGGCGGGTAGGGGGAATTAACCCGCCTGCCAATAGGAAAAGGGGTAATGTTAGAAGAAATAGGCGTATTTTATTTTCGGGATAGTGTGTCCTCCCCCACCACACTAAGCCCAAAGTTTTACCATGGTGTCTCACGGCGATCACTGTCACCAAGCGAGAACTGACAAAAATTTTTTATTAACCAAGATGTTCTTTCATCGAAAATAATCAAAGTATCGTCATTCTGATTGCGAATATAACGCACTACTAAACGGCCATCACTATTGAAGCTAATCTGGCTAATGCCTTCTCCAATTGTTGATTTTTCAGGCATTTTACCAACCTGTCTCTTAATTATCTGGGCTCCCACTACTGATTCCCTCCTGTCCTCCCCATATTTTCAGCTTGGCAGGCAGGCCGAGGGGATAGCCCACCTGCCAAAGTAAAAGGGGTAATTAGAAGAAATAGGCAGTTTTTTTTATTTTCAGCCCCCGAATATGCCAATTATATGGCTAATTTAAAATGGTTCTTCCGGCAATGGGATTTCATCAAATTCTATGCCGTCAACTTCTATACTGTCTTCACTGTCTATTTCAGGATTATTTTCAGACTCTAACATTTTCTTTGCTGCATCCCTGAGCCACTCGTCATTAGCCTTTTTTGCAAGCCACTCCACATAATCAAGCGGCACATCACCAAGTTTTTTTCCTTTATATTTTCCGAAAGTAAGCACTATATCTGCCGGATTGTCAACTTTCTGGTTGTAGGTATTTTCTGTTGGATTTCCATGTATGTCCATGTCCTCTATGTCTTGTGTAAAGATTTCGCTCAAAGCCGCTACAGTGAGAGTTGCATCTACCTGTGCCCGCTTCTTCGCCATCTTTAAGCAGGTATTGCCTAGCATATATACATCTTGCTTTTCGCTCATATACTTCTTTTCCCTGCTATTGCAATGCCCAAGGCCTTCCGTAATGACCTGCTCATTTTTTGTTAGAATGCATCTAACAGTGTAGGCAAAAAAGCCTTTATCGTAATCCTGCACTTTTTCTACAATCTCATATTCACTAGATAATCCTAACAACATCAGTATTTTTTCCGCGCCTGGCTTGAGAAGTGTCGGTTTACTTCCAGTTCCAGGCACGATACCAAAATCATGGTTTTGCTTCAATGTTTGTTGCACAACCGCTTGAAACTGTGCGATTTTTTGCATAGTCCCTGATACCTGCTGTAAGTTGACATTGTCGATAATAGAGAGTGCATTGGTGTTTTGAATCTCTTGTGTCATCTACGCCACCCCCTCAATACGGGCCAGGGCCCTGGCATTTTCCTGCTCATCTAGCATTCCCTGAAGCATAATCACGCCCATGTCGTATTCAAACTTTGCCGATTTAAGCTCCTTTTGCATCTCCTGATACTTCGGGTCTTCCTTTTTCCGACGTTCAAGCTCGGCCTGCCGTTTTGTTTCATTGCTGAATACAGGCTTTCCGTTTTCATTTACAGCGTCTGCGATATCGCTTATTTGCTCCAGTTCCCAGATTTTGATTATTTCCTGCTGTTCTTCGATTTTATTTTTCATGTATAGAAGCCTTTTTCGCTGGTTTTGTATATCAATATGGATTTTCCCCAGAATATCCTTCACGTCCATATCAGGCAACACCTCTTTCTTTCAGCCATTTCATTACATCTTCACGCCTGATTATGCCTCCCTCAATAGGCATGGTTGCAATAAACTTCCACTTGAATTCTTGGTAGAGTCCATCCTTTTCTGCCTTTTCACGGCCAATATACATTGTCAAGGCGTTTAAAGCCAGATCTGCGGGGCCACTACCTCCATAGCCCCATTCAAACCCAGTGGGGCTATGGCGCACTATCATATGCGTAACATTGGTTATTGGGCCATATTCGGTCCTTTTGCATATAATGTCGCCTTCAAAAGGAATAAATTCCTGTTGCTCTTCCTTTTTTTGCTCTTCTTCCGATTTCATCTTGCCATAACAAATAGGCCCTATTCCTCTTTTAACACTCTCTGGATCTTTGAGTGGTCTGTGGCAAATTGAACATTTTGTCATTTTTAAGTATCCTCCTTGCATTCTCCAGCATAGCTGTGTTATACTGGAGATGGTATGTTTGGTGGCCTTTAAAAGGCCTCTTTTTTTTATGCCGCTCCGTCGTGGGCGGCTTCTTTTTGTGTTGGACATCCATACTGTGCACCTATTGGGCAATATTTACGGCAATACAGATATAGCAGTCCTGGCTTTCTATATGTTCTAGCCATCATACAAACTACATCCGCTGGCGGCACTGTCTCACCAGCTTCATATCTGTATAGTGTTCGTATACCCACGCAGAGTTTGAATGCTGCCTCTTCTGCGCTCATTCCGGTTTGTAATCTCGCCTCCCTGAACATACGATCCCTCCTTTTGACACTTTTTGGCAGTCAGCATTGGCATTGTTCATATTGCCTTTTTCTGGTATTCTCTTATTAGAAATTCAAACAGGATTTGATTTTTACGAAGCTTTTCCATGAGTTCGCCGACTTTACACGAGATAGTGAATATCCTCATCATGCTCCCTCCTCTCTGTAAGTAGATAGATAGTCAGAATACTGCTCTGCTATATTTGCCAGCTCTGCCCGAAGGTCCGCAATTCTCTTCTCGGCCTCTTGGGCCTGGCGCAGTATCCTGTCACATTCGGCTATTTGGCCAATCAGGATGTGCATCCTCTCCTCCAGCCTATATAGGTCCTTCTCTTGCCCCTCCCGCTTCGGGGCAATTTTTTTCACTGCAATTATGTTTGTCATGCTTGTCCTCCTTTTTAAATATTTTTAAAACGGTAGTGGTTTTTCAGGCAAAAGCCTCTCTTTGACACCGCTGATTACATCCCTGGCAAGCCTCCGGATTTTTATTGCAGCCCTCTCCGGCAAAGGTTTTTGAGACATTTCGAATAAATACCCTTGGTGAAAAAGCTCATCCAGCTCTTGCTGCTGCTCGAGGTAAATTTCAAGCTGTTGCTCAATCATCTGCTTGTCCATCCCTCCTGTAAAATTTTTTGGGCAGTTTGCCCATAATTAACTCGCCTCGTCTTTATATAAAGCATTTCTGGCAATGTGCGCTATCCGTTCAAGTATCCTATCAATGTCCTCCTGGGTTTTGTCTTTATACGCATCATCATAGATTTTGATTGTTGTATTACCGATTTTGTATTCCTCCACTAGGGCCAACTTTACCACCCCCTAGATAATGTATGCCGGTTCTCAATATCTTGTGACTTGTAGTTTTGTCCTCCCCAATTTTGACATAGTTGTTAGCACTCCTCGGAAAACTTTTCGTCACAAGGTAAAATTATACGAATACATGTACTACCACGACCTTCGCCGCAAGCCCCGTAATAAATAGCAAAGTCTATTTTGCGAACTTCATTATCTTTTTCAATCAGACCTTTTAATTTTTCTTTTATTTCGCTTATTATCTCTGCAATTGAATCCATTCCCTCACCCCCTCATGCCGTCTTTTCGGTTTTTGAGTCTGTTTTGTGTTTGATGTCATCATTCGGTGACAATCTGTCTAAAAAAAATAGCTCATTCATTTCAGCATCAGGAAATGCTTTGAGTAAACCTGCCACAACTTCCTTTCCAGGCCCCCTAATTCCTCTCAATATCCTGCTAACTGTTGCTGGAGTTACCTCCATAGCTCTTGCTAAGTCAGCTTGTGACCAGTTTTTTTCTTCCATTCGTTGCAGTATATATTGTTTATTGATTTCCATTGTGTCACCTCCTATGTCACCTTATACTGTCACCGTTTGGTAACATTATATAATATAACTTTCCTTTTGTCAACGGTCGGAAACACTTTTTTGAAAAAATTTTTTATATGTATTTCCATTTGGCAACATTATTGATAAAATGGCATTAGGTGGTGTTTGTAATGACCATAGGTGAATTAATAAAGAAATTACGAGAACAAAAAGGCTTTTCTCAAAGGCAGTTAGCTTTGTATGCTGAGGTAAGCAATACTGAAATATCAAAAATTGAATCCGGAGAAAGACAAAATCCTAACCCTGAAATATTGAAGAAAATTGCGAGCGCGCTTAATGTTGACTACATAGAATTTTTTAAAGCTGCCGGCTATCTAGACCCCGACACCCCCTCCCCTGTCGATAAAATCACCGACTCAGTCTCCGATGACCCCGAACTTGCAAAGTTTTGGGACGAGCTAAAGGAACGAGAGGACCTGCAGCTGCTTTTTAAGCAGACAAGGGAAATGTCGCCAGAGGATGTGAAAAAGATAATTCGCATTATAAAGGCGATTGAGGATGAAGAAGCGGCTCATGACGATTTGTAGGTGATGGGATAAAAAGAAAAGGCCTCTTTGATTGATATATATTCAGCAATAAAAAGAGATCCTGAAAATATTATTCAGCATCTCAAAAAACAAATAAATAAAAAAAGTTAACCCCAGGGGCAAAGGAATTCTCAGGTTTTAAAAACCCTACTCCCATTCGGGAACCCAGCCTTATCCTTCACGAGTTAACTTTTTATATAGTATATACTATTTTCGCTAAAATTACACCAACGCCCAGCAGCTATATCCAACCATTATTCGCAATAGGAATCGTAGCACTTTTAAAAACTTGTTAATACTTATGAGATTAAATAAATTGATTTTTCAACCATTATGCATCAGGAGGGGCGCAAAATGATTGACATCTTAGATAAGCCCCTATTTAGGGCCCTTTTAGATGGAGCTATTCCTTTTTATGATGTGATGAATAGTTTTGGTATCAGGGTCACCCTAGATAACCTACCTTCTTCTGTTGCCGGGTTTACATATCGAAGCAAAAAAGGATATTATCATCTCATTCTGAATTCCCACCTAAGCTATGAGGCCCAGTGCCGGACCTTCGTGCATGAGATAAAACACATTGTATGTGATATGCCAAAGATAAGCTACATTGTGGGGCTAGACATGCAAAGGTCTAGCTTTGAGACGGATGCAGATATATTAGCTGAAGCCGTGGGACAATATGTGGCCAGAAAGTAGGCTTTTATTTTTGGCCTTCAAGGAACCTATAAACGAGCTTTAACGATATAATAAATAAGCGGGAAACCGCTTTTCTTTTAACTATTTGAGCCTATGGAGGTTTTTTCCGTTGCAATATTGTATGTATCTTCGTAAATCCAGAGCCGATCTTGAAGCTGAAGCACGTGGTGAAGGTGAAACACTAAAGCGCCATGAAAAAATTCTCCTCGAACTTGCAAAAAAACTGAATATCAATATTACAAAAATATATAGAGAAATCGTATCAGGAGAAACTATTGCTGCAAGGCCTGTAATGCAGGAACTTCTATCTGATGTTGAAAAAGGTATGTGGGATGGAGTTGTGGTAGTTGAAGTAGAAAGGCTTGCCCGTGGAGATACGATGGACCAAGGATTAGTTGCCCAAACTTTCAAGTATTCAGGAACTAAAATTATTACTCCGATGAAAATATACGACCCAAACAATGAGTTCGATGAAGAATACTTTGAATTTGGGCTTTTTATGTCTAGGAGGGAATACAAAACAATAAACAGGCGCCTGCAACGTGGAAGGGTTCTATCAGTTAAAGACGGTAAATATGTCGGGAATATCCCACCCTATGGCTATAGACGGAAAAAGCTCGAAAATGATTCCGGATATACACTTGAACCCAATCCCGATGAGTCGAAAATAGTTGTATTGATTTACAAATGGTATACTGGGCCAGATAGAATTGGTGTATCTCGAATAAGGAACAGATTAAATGAGATGAAAATCCCCACTAGAAAAGGCGGAGATTGGACTGATTCAACTATTCGTGGGATACTGAGCAATCCCGTTTATATTGGAAAAATTCGATGGAGGGCCCGACCGCAGGTTAAAAAGATGATAAATGGCGAAATGGTAAAGGAAAGGCCCAGGGCGGAAGATCCTATTATTGTTGATGGCCTACATCCTGCCATCATCGACGAGGAAACCTTCTATCTTGCTCAAAAATACTTGGCTGAAAATCCATCCTTGCCTATTCCTACTAGGTATAAAGTGAAAAATCCACTGGCTGGGCTAATAGTTTGTGGCATTTGTGGTCGCAAGATGAAAAGAAGGCCATATGGCGGTAAATATCCTGATACATTGATGTGTGATGGGCCTACTTGCACTAATGTAAGCTCATTCCTCTACCTAGTAGAGGAAAAACTGCTTGAGTCTCTAAAAAAATGGCTTGAAAAATACAAGATACAGATTAATGAGCAAGATGAGCATGATAACTTAGAAGCAGAATTGGTAAAACAGTCTATTGAAAGTTTTGATAAAGAGTTAGAGACTTTAACTAAGCAGATAAGCAGTTTACATGACTTGCTAGAACAAGGCGTATATTCAGTAGATACTTTCCTGGAAAGGTCTAAACTACTCAATGATAAAATTACTGCTGCTAAAGCCGGCAAAAAGGAATTGGAAGAAAAATTAGAGAAGATTTCTGCCAAGGAGGAAGGCAAGAGAAAAATAATACCCAAGGTTGAAAGAGTAATAGATCTGTATTGGAAGATGAAAACACCAAAAGAAAAAAATGACCTCTTAAAAGAGGTTATAGATAAAGTGGTATATATCAAAGAAAAAAGTGGTCGCTGGCATGCTAAGCCTGATGACTTTCAGTTAAAATTGTTCCCTAAAGTTCCTAAATAATCTTTTTCTCACTGACATCATCTTGGAACTGAAGAATCAGTTCCAAGATGCTATCAGTGATTGTGAAGCTTGTTCCGGTTAATGATAGGTATAAAACCATTCACGCGTTCAAAAAAACCGCTTTGAGGCGAATTTGAAGGCGGTATTTTTGTAATTTGCTCCTGTGGCGGTTTTGATGTGTTTGATATGTATTTGTATCGAGGATTATAAAATGAGCTCAGAAAGGATTTATGAAGGCGGTTTTTCGAGAGAAATAAAAAAAGACCAGGCTGTTACACCTGGTCGGCTTTTTCTTGTATAATATTCAATTCCCTTACCGCAGCTTCAATGAGCACATCTAGTTCTTCTTCGCTGATTTTGAACCTATCAAGTATATACGTTTTTACAAAATATTTCCGTTTTTCGCCCGTTGGGTCGTTCTTCTTCAAAAGCTGTTCAGCAGCCCAGACCGCCTCTTTGACGGATTTTTCAAGATTGTATTTTTTGAGTAGTTTGTAAGCCAAAGGAACAATAATTAGTACTGCCAGTCGAATCAAAAACTCTACCAACAACAATACTATTTCTCTATTCATCGTTTTACCTCCGTCCCAAAAATCTTTTCATTCCAAGTTACTTTCATTCCTGCTGATTCACAAAGTTTCCGCAATTCTACATATGTTTTTCCTTCAATGATATAGCCGGCCATCTCTTTCCCTTCAAAGATTACTTTCGTCTTTAGAGCGCCTTTTATATCTACTTTTTCCGGCTCTTTTTTAATTCCTAAATACTCAAATATCCCGTTTGTAATGCCTTCAGCGATTTTGTTTAGATTTGCAGTATTTTTTAATATGTTGGCATCTGTTATGTTGTCAACGAAGCCGCATTCAACCAAAACTGGCACACCTTTGGCATTTCGCAACATATAGAGATAATCTGCATTGTTTGCTGAGTTTGCCTTGGTA